TTTGGTAAATCAGGTATTAGAAATATTAGGGCAGCAATGATGAAAGCCGAAAAATATTGGACTGATTTATTAGATAATCGTGGAAACCCTGTTTATTTAGAGTGTTTAAATCAAAAATAGGAGGTTATATGAAAGTTTATGCAATTACTAGTGGCGGCATTCATGATGGATGTTCAGTCAAAATTATCTTCTCTACTCATGAAAATGCCAAAAAACATGTACTGGCCAAAATGGAGCTGGAGTATAACGATGATATTGAATATTACAACTCTCTTCCAGAAGAGGAAAAAGATGAGATGACAACTAGCTTTTTCCTTGAAAAATGGAAAGAAGAGAAGCCAAATTATTGGGTTAGGAATTGCGATTTTTATAGTATAGATGAATTTGACGTACAAGGAGAATAATATGGTTGCTATATGGCTAGACGCTACAAGACCAATGCCAAGTGGATTTGACCTTCATTTTGAAGATGGCGAGACCATGATTAATTGGCTTGATAACCTTAAGACTATAATTATCTCTAAAATTTCATTTGATCATGATTGGGGTTCTGGCTACAGAATCTACCTTGGTGCTTTCCATACTAATAACAGTGTAATGCAACATCTGAATGATAGCCAACTTGTGAATTTGATTAAAGTTTAATCTGTCCATTCATCAGCCCCTTCATCTCGTATCATATGTAAGCAGGTCACAACATGATTCCCAATCTGGACATAAATCTGACTATAAACTGTTTCTCGGATTTTGGAATTATAATCGTCCAGCTTGATCAAACCGCTTATCAGTTTCTCTTTAAGTAATTGGATGTGTTTTAACTCAAATTAAGGAGATTTTTATGGAAAAGTACATTCAAGGTGACGTTATTCTTGTGAAATTAGACTCTTTGCCAGAAGGATTGGTGCTAGAAACCCCAGAAGTGCAGAATAATGGAATTGTTTTGCAACATTCTGAAGTTACTGGGCATTTTCATCATTTCAAATCAAATGCAGCAGTTGATATTTACCGTGACCCAAGTTTTGAATTGACTACTGAAGAAATTGAACAAATTGGCGAAATATTTCAAGAAAAGAATAGAAGCATTCAGGCTTGGGGTTTGTTTGCTTTAGCCATAGAACACAAAATAAGGAGTAAAAATATATGAAAGAAGAGTCATTGCTTCAGAAGGTGGTGATTGGTATAATCTTCATTGCTTTCCTTGTGTTCTGGATGTGGGTTCCTGACTTCACATTGGATGAAGAGGATTGCATGAAACAAGAGTCCAGCGCATACGTTAAGCGACTGTGTAGCGAGTCGAAAGCGAAATAGAACCGAGTCGGTTAAACACCTTGGACTCGCAGGTGTAAAAGAGAAGAGGGATTGGGTGGAAGCCTCAAGCCAAACAGTTCTGGCGAATCCAAAGCGAATCGAATACACTAAGGTCATTCATTCACATGGGGATTACGGGTTATGCCAGAAACCATCAAGAAGGCGTCTAAGAAGCCCGCCAAGACACCGAAGGCTACTACGCAAGCCCAAGGTAGCACCACGCCCGCAAAGAAGCCTGTAGCCCCGCAAATACCAAGACCTGCACACAGGCCAGTAGAGTACACAGAAGAGATAGCAGAAGAGGTATGCTGGAGACTCGCTCATGGAGAGTCGCTTGTCTCAATCTGTGGTGATGAACACCTCCCGCACTGCGCGACGATTTATCGGTGGTTGATTCGCTTCCCCGTCTTCTGCGAGATGTACGCACGCGCACGCGAAGACCAAGCCGACACCAACGCTGACGAAATCCTTGCCATCGCTGACGAGATGCCGCCTGAGTACACCGACAAGGAGGGGCGCACTTCCCTTGACCAGTCCTACCTCGCGTGGCAGAAGCAACGCATTGAGGCGCGTAAGTGGACGTCAGCCAAGCTGAAGCCTCGCAAGTATGGCGACCGTGTGGCGCTGGAAGGTGTGGAGGGTGGAGCCGCCATCAAGACCGAGGACACCAACGCCAACAAGTTCCTTGACATCATTCGCAATATGGAAATGACTAAGCGTGCTGGCTGAGTTACTCGAAGACCCAGAAGTGCAGGCGGAGTTCAACGCCCGCTCAGACCATGACCGCATTGCATACATCGCCCACGCTAAGTGGGTAGCTGGCGCTCATCGATACCAAATACCTCCACCCCTAGAGCAGGACTACACCGTGTGGATGATGCTTGCTGGGCGTGGGGCAGGGAAGACGCGCTCCGCCGCTGAGGCGCTATGGTGGTGGGCGTGGACGAACGCTGGTTCCCGCTGTCTTGTCCTCGCTCCTACATCTAACGACATCAAGTTCACCTGCTTTGAGGGTCAGTCAGGACTACTCGCCTGCATCCCTGAGCAACTAGTGGTGGACTACAACAAGCAAGACCATCAAATCAAATTGAGCAATGGTTCCATCATTCGAGGTATCTCTGGTGACAGCTACGAGCGGTTGCGAGGCCCGCAATTCCACTTCGCTTGGTGCGACGAACTTGCGGCGTTCCAGTACCTTGGTGAAGGGGAGGCGTGGGACATGATGATGATGGGATTGCGTTTGGGTGACCGACCTCGTGTCATCGTGACAACGACACCGCGCCCCAAAGACCTCATCATTGAGTTGGTTGGGCGTGAGGGTAACGACGTGGTGATTGACCGCGCCAGCACCTATGAGAACGAAGCTAACCTAGCTTCCACCTTTCGCCAACAGTTGGAGTCCTACAAGGGAAGCAAGCTGTATGAGCAAGAGGTGATGGGTCAACTAGTCGACCTCGAAGACGGTAAGGTGGTCAGTCGCTCTATGTTCAAGATGTACCCATCCGACCGACCGCTACCTAAGTTCGAGTACATCGTCATGTCGTTGGACTGTGCGTACACGGACAAGACCTACAACGACCCGACAGCGTCGACAACGTGGGGAGTGTTCAAGCCGGTGGATGGGCCGATGTCCGTCCTCCTCATCGACTGTTGGGCTGAACACCTAACGTTCCCTGACCTCAAGCCCAAGGTGCTAGACGAGTGGAGAGTCAGCTATGGGGAAGGGAAGGATGCCAAGCGCCCTGACCTAATACTGGTGGAGGCGAAGGCGTCAGGTCTGTCTCTGGTGCAGGAGTTGCAGGCGATGCACTTGCCCGTGCGGGCGTGGAACCCGGGCAACGCGGACAAGATGACCCGCTTGCAGATTACCGCCTCCATCTTCTCGACTGGTCGTGTCTGGTTACCTGAGTCGTCAGTGCATAAGGGATATGTGAAGGATTGGGCTGAGGGGTTCTTGTCGCAGATATGCGCCTTCCCCGACGCCGCTCACGACGACTACGTCGATGCGACTACGCAAGCTATGCGTCTACTCAAAGACATGGGGTTCCTCGACATCAACCCTGAGCCTCTGTATGATGATGATGATGACTATGCTTATACCCGTAAAGAGCGGGTCAACCCATACGCGGTGTAACGAATGGCAGACCCTAAGAAAATACTAGGCGGACTTGGCAAGATGGGCAAGCGCCTAACAGCGACGGACGAAGACGCGGTGGTTCAGAAGTTTGCTGACCCTCTTGCGCCCGCAACCATGCGAATGTCTGAGGCATTGGGTAACGTAGGTGCAGAGGGCAAGACCCTGAACTTCACAGAGGCTGACCGCTCAAGAGTGTTTGGCTCCAATCGTGGTGGCGTAGGATTCTCTGGTCTCCAAAACTACTCACTCCCGCATAAGAAAGCCAACACCGTATGGGGGTTTGGTAATAGGGGTACGGCAGAGAAGAAGATTCGACAGAACGACCCAGAGAACAGTCTGTTCACAACCTTTGTGGGTTCGCCTCAACAACACAAAAGCAACTCGGTCGTCATTGGTGACGCTATCAAAGAATTCCAAAAGTCCGTGAAGCAGGGCGTTGTACCTCGTGAGCAAATCATGCTCATGAACAAGCGCCTCAACGAGATAACCGACGAGAAGACGGGTGCAAAAGTGTTCGAGGACGGCTTTGACCTGACCGACCCAAGCGCATTGAACGTAGCCAACACCTTCTCACGACGAGCCGCAGTAGGCGACGTGATGCTTGGGTTGGGCGTTAAAGGCCCAATGTCCCGCCTTGACTTCAAGACCCAATACCCCAACACCAAGTTCACCGATGGAAGCAACATTGAGAACATACTAAAGCGCGAGACCGACCCTGACCTTGTGGACGCTAACACCTACGACGTGGGCAATCGTCTGTTTGTGATGGACGGCAAGATTATTGAGCGCCCAGACTTGAACGAGGCGTTCCCTATCCAAGTAACGGGTGACGACCTTGGCATGAAGTACCAACTCGTACCTCCTGACAAAGCCATGCGCGACTTCTACAAAGCGCGTGAGGGTAGGTTGAACAAGCACGGCAAGGCGTCGCCTGTCTCCTACTACGACCTATCAAGAGCGGAGCCATCGCAACTTGTGGATGAGGACTACCTAACGTTCCTTCAAAGGGCGGGTTACAAAGACGGTGGAGCAGTTGACCTTGAAGCGTCAGACGCACGACTAACAAAGGCAATCGAAAACCGAATGGCTAAAGGTGGAGGGGTTGACCTCGAAGCCTCTGACGCTCGTCTAGCTGACGCTATCGCCCAACGCATGGCTGGTGGTGGCGGAGCGTTCAAGAAGTTGGACTTTACAGACGACGACAGCCCTGTACAGGTTGGACTCCATGCCAACAAGATGGGTGATAACCAGAACGCTGGGGTGATGGCTAACCTCGACATGAAGAGCGCTGGACGTCTAGGTGTTGGGTCAAATATAAGTTCTCGTGGTAGTGAGATGCACCCATCGACAATGGTGAACTACTCCAATAGAGTGGGTGGCTTAGGTCTCAACGCTAACGTGATGAAACCGATGGACAATCGCGACGATATGTTGATGACCAACGTAATGGCATCGTACCCAATTGGTAAGGGGCGCGTGTCCGCAGGTATGCACGGTTCCCGTATGGACGGAACTCACCGCATCAACGCTCACTCACTGGGGTACAACGCTCCTTTAGGTGGAGGGAACCTGAACATCAACGTCAACAAACCTGTCGAGGGTAAGCCAATGATTGGCGCTCAGTACACACGGTCGTTTGCTGATGGTGGAAAGCTGGTCAAGGGTGCAACCAAGGTGTTCAAAAGGTTGTTTGCTGATGACGTGGTAAATGGAATGCGAATCAGAGAGGACATCCCAAATACGTCATCAATTGGCGCATCCCTATCTGACTACTCTACGCACGGTTTGCAAGAAGTCCCAATGAGCGCCTTCGAGACTGTTGGCAAGCCTAGATACCGAAGCGTGCAAGAAGAGACACGCACCAAAGACTTGGCACGACAAATCCGAGAGAACAAAGAACTTAACCCATTGATTGTTGTAAAGGACGCCGAAGGACACTACATCCTTGAGGGTGGACATAGGTTTGACGCGTTACGGGAGTTGGATATAGATTCCTTCCCCGCCTTGATGGTGCATGACTTAGAGTCCTTGGGAACTGTTGCTAAAGCCAACGGCGGAAAGATTATCAAGGGTGCTGGCAAAGCGTTTAAGAGACTGTTCAATGATGACGTCTTACCTATGGCGGAACGTGACGCCAACAAAGCTAATTTTCTATCCGACAGCAAAGTCAAAGACAGGCTGTATCACGGCACAAGGTCAGACATAAATAAATTTAATCCATCTGCAAAAGCAGTAACACAAGGTGGACAAAAGGTTAAAAATACAGGAGCGATGTTCTTTAGTGACAACCCTGAGTTAGCGTCTCAATATACAGGCACAGCCAAAAGCACATTAACAGGCGACTATCACGCATGGCCTCCTGATAGTAATCAAGGTGGCAATGTTATGCCCGTGTATCTAAACATGAAAAATCCTTATGTGATTGATGCTGAGGGTCAGATGTATCACCAAGTAGAAGACCAAATCGCCAAAGCAAAAAAGATGGGGCATGATGGCGTAATACTTAACAATGTCGTAGACGCTTCTGGGGCAGGTGGTTCTTTGCAAACTACGCTACATAATGCGCATATCGTCTTTGAGCCAAACAAAATTAAGTCAGCCATTGGTAATCGTGGGACATATGACATTAGCGACCCAGACATCAACAAAGCCGACGGCGGAAAGATTGTTAAGGGGCTTGGAAGGATTGGTAAGCGCTTGATGTCTGACGAGCAGATAGCGGGTGACGCGATAGGGAAGGCGGCTCAGTCTGCTGGTATGAACGCCCCCGTGACCGCTAACAAACCATTGACAGACATTAAAGACTTTCACACGTCTTTGATGGACTCCGTTCGCGAGAGGACGATGAATGCACAGAAACAGATGGATTCGTTTGACTACAGGTACGAGCCGGGTCAGTACGTCTTCACCGAACACGGAGCCAAGAACAATCTACCTCCCCTCAAGATTTTGGAAAAGAGCAGACACGGTTACAACATTGTGCGTGAAGACCCAACCAATCCATTGAGTAAGAAGATTATTGACCCAGTAACTGGGAAAGCGCAACGCACGCCTTATGAAGCAGGGTATCGTGTGCGACGCGAGAACGGAGATGATTGGTCTGAGTTCATCATTCCTCAATCTGCAATCAAGGGAGACGTAGAGATGGCTATGGGTGGGTTGGCGCGGATGGCTCCCGGCGGTCTGCTAAAAGGGTTGTCCAAATTTGGCAAACGCATGATTGCTGACCCCGCCGACTCTTCCATGATTTCTAGCGGTACACGCAAGTTTGGTGACCAAATGGGTGGGAACACCATCGTCAAAGAGACTGGTGGGAATTGGTTGCCATCTACTGACAACATTGTTCACAAATCCAACCTCCAACACAATTTAGAAAGTCTTCAGCGAAATCAAGGTGGTGTTAACAGTGAGAACATTAAATTCCACATGGCTTTGGATGAAGCTAGTGGAGATACAGCACGCAAGGCTCAAATGGAAGAGGCTCTTGATAGAGCGCTTAAGACGGAAGCCGCTAACAATTGGGTGAACTCTAATCTGCAAAACTACGTCACCAAACAAATGGGTACGGAAGCTGACCCAGTTCGCAAGTTAGCTGAAGAAGGTATCACGGCGTTCCCTAAAAACGTAGACGAGTATGGTGATTTAGAGTTGCGCAACTACGGAAGTTATGACGCCAAGAAAAATCGTCAAGAGACTGGGTTTCCTAAAGAGGGTGTCGCTCAATCTCCATTGGCAAAACATTACGAGACTCTGACGGACGAAGCTATTAGTCCCCGAAAGGCGCAGTTTTACCAAGGTATTCGCGCTTTACCAGAAAGCCAACGTCCACGAGGATACCCAGATATGCCTTGGATGGATAAGTTAGACCCAGAGTCTCGCGTGTACGAATTGAGTAGAGACGCT